TGCATCAGCTCCTCCCGGCCGAATTTCTTCCCGGTGTCAATACCATCTTCCCAGCGCTTCTGTGAAGCCCACATAATCTCCTTATCGATCCGCGGTATGGCCCAGATGTGATTGTAGACGATTTTGAATTTGAGCCGCTCGTAGAGCCTGACAAAAAAGCAGAATGGCATCAGCATCACCAAGATATGCGGCTTTGGATGACCGTTTTTATCCCAGGTCTGATACCGCGCTATCCCATAGTACCACGGGAGATCTGTCTTCCCCTGTAGAACGTAATGCATTTTGAATTTAAATTTCACGATCCGCGCCTCCTTCCTCTTTTTTTCGGCGGTTTTGCCGAAATGGTTCCCCCGGTGATCAGCCGGAAATAAAATGCGATGTCTTTGTTCAGCGCCAGGGCCTCCACAACCTCCGAGATCCAGTTGTGCTTCATCATCCACAAGAGTTGCTCGAGCCGGTCCCCGGGCGTGAACCAGGTCAGCTGGTCCACCTGGTCGGCGACCCGGGGACGTTTTTTAGTGCACGGTGGTCCGTCGTACCGGCCGGGATCCCGATAGATCCCCCGGGGCCTACCCCTCATCGATGGTGATCTCTCTGTATTCATTGAAGCCCTCCTTGACAAGCCATTCGCGGCTTTCAGCGCGGACGGCAGCCGGCAGGGCTTTTGTGTTCACGCGGAATTTGTGGATCTGGATCTTGAAGAGGTGGCCATCACGCTCTGCCAGCCGGCCGAGACGCATCCGCAGAAACTCCTCATCGAACTCAATGAGTGCTCGGTGGATCCGCTCCCGCTCCTTCTTTCGTTTGCTCTTGACCTTCCGGATCTTCTTCCGTCCCATTTTCCTCCTCTCCGTAGCGGATGATAATCCGCATATGGGCGTCATGGCTGCCAAAAATATCAATGTCGATTTCTTTTCCGCTGAGTACATCGTCCGGGGTAAAGGGGATCCGCCCCTTCTGCCCCCAGCCTTTCCAGAGCTGGGTGAAATCGAGATTGTACCAGGAATAAATTTCTCGCTCGTCATGAATCCTCTGCTCTGAATTGATAAAAAGTTTCTTCATGCATCTAACCTTTCTGGGCCAGCAGGGCCAGCCAGTCAAAAACTTCCGACAGGGACCCGGCATCGAAGAGCTCCTTGGCTTTGTCCCATTCCACATGAAAATGGTTCGGCTCCAGGATCACATCGTATTCAGGGCCCAGCTTCGCTCGAATGAGCTGAAGGATCTCTTCCATGGAGACGCCTACCGGCAGCATGATCTCCCCGTAGGGATACCGCCGGCCGTCGAATGCGTAACCATAGAAGTGAAGCGAGCCGGCCCAGTGCTGACCCTCCTGGCCGCTGGTGACGACGAACTCAAGCCCCACCTTTTCGAACACTTCATCGCAGACCATCAGCGCCTTCCGCATCGGCCGCTTCAGATTGTGGAGGACAACGCCCTTAAGAATCCGCATCTTTAGAATCCCCCATATAGCGCCGGTTCAACGCGAGCTCGGCATGATACTTCGCGATGATCTCGTCGCAGATCAGCTTCTCGATCCCCAGGAGCCGGTTCGACACCTCATCTCTGATCCGCTCCTGCTCTTCATCCTGGGTCGCGATAGAGTCGTTGATCACCTGGTTTGCCCGGACGATCTCCGCAGCTCGCTGCAACCCCGCGATCTCCCCGGGAAGGTCCCGGTCTCTCTCCTCCTGGACTTGCTGCCGTTTCTCGAGCACCCTCTTTACGGTTGTGGTGGCCGCAGGGTCCTCCTTCGTGATGGTTAAATGCGGGATGAGCATACTGTCCGGGGTCAATAAAATTTTGATCGGTTCCGGCGCTACATGTTTTATCTCCAACCCTAATTTTTTCATGATCTCTTCAACCAAGCCTTGCAATCCCTTCAGCTCTGCGGTGCGGTTGGGCGCGATATAAAAACTGTCGATCTCTTTGCGCTCTGGAAGATTTTGATAAATCAGATCGTGTTTCTTCAGGACCTTCTCGATGTTGTTGATCAGCTGCCTTAAACACTTAATGTCGGCCCAGGCCTGATTCATCTCTTCCTGCGAGACGGTTTGCCTTCGATATTTTCCCATCACTCCTTCCCTCTTTATGTCTGGAGCTGAGTCCCGAAGTGCTCGTCCTTATCGCACATCAGCTCCCAGTAATAGTTTCCATCGATATCCTTCCGCTTCTCCAGGCCGACCGTGCAGGTGTACTCTTCAGGGTTTGCCATCCGCCTCATGGCTTCCTGCTCTTCGAGCATGCCGATTAAACCTGGAGGCTTTTCCGGATCGCGGACGATAATATATTTGATGTAAATTTCCTCAGGGGCAGACGCCGGCGGTGGGTGCGGTATGCGCTCCCAGATCGCCGCCGGCGGATAATCCCCTGGTTTAAAGCCGTCGCCCACTACTCTTCCTGACTTCCTCGAGCTCTTTTTCGAGCTGCTTAATCTGCTCCTCCAGCAGGGCCCTTACCGACGGCAGAACGCCCATCTCCATCATCCTTTTTCCGCTTCGAATCCGTCGCTCCAGCTTCTGAATCTTCGCGTGACGCTCCACCGATTTTGTTGGTTTCCTCTTCAACGACATCCTCCAGCGTTGCAACGATCGAGGGAGAAGTGTATCGCTCAGCACCCTCGCCGACGATCTCGAGACCCTCGACCTCTTCGTTTTCAACGACCATGAGAACCTCTTCCGCCCTCATCAGGCAGAGATGCTCTCCCTTGATCAGCTCCTCGATGTCAGTGCCGGAATATTTTCCGATCACGACACGATCGCCCGGCTTGAACCGCGGAACGACCAGCTCCCCCGATTCGAGTTTTCTGCCCGGACCGACAGAGATTACCGTCGCCAGCTGGGGAATCGCCTGGGCGACATCCGGGATGACAATGTTACCGACCTGCTTCACTGGCTCATCTCTCTTCACGAGCACCCTGTCTTCACAAATTTTGAAGATCATGTTCTTCCTTTCGTATCCGCGCCTTGTAGAGACGCATTCCTTTTTTGATGCGGTCATACATCGGCCGCATATTTTTAAAAAAAATTTCTACGTGTGTCCAGCGGAAATCCTGTGTCCCGCGGAAATGATTCTCAATCGTCGTCCTGTCTATCGTCAGGATCACTGGTTGGTGGTATCTCCTCTTCCTCGACTCTTTTGATGTAATCGTCGATCTCCTTGCACTCCTCGGGGTAAGCGTCCCTAACAATCTTGAGAGTATTTTCTGGACGTTTTCCAAGCCACCGGCCTCTTTTCTTAAATGGTTTTGCGATGCATGGCGATTCACCCTTCTCGTCCATGCGGCCATCAGAGATTCGGAAGGAGGACCTGAATGTCCCGCCGTTTTTAGCAACATCGTTCACATGATCGATGAGCTCCTCCATGCTTTCGATAACATGGTAATCGATCTCTGTTCGGCCCGGGTTCAGCCTGTGCTCCCGGGGGATCGTGGCCACATAATTCAAAAAAGCCATGCGATGCTTCTCAGGAACAGGATTCTTGGCAAAGACCAGGCCCCAGTAAATCTCAGGCTTTTTATAGGATTTTTTTCCATGCGTCGTGGAAGGCCTCTGGATCATAGCTTTTTACCATACTTGTGCTCATAGTCTTCCGCATGCATCCACTGCTGTCCCTCTACGGGATTCTCGATGTTTGCCTTCAAGTCTTCTTCCCGGGCCATGGCCGTGGTAACTACCTCTCCGGTTTCAATTTTCACGAGCACCCAGGAATAGTACTTACCTCTTTTTGCCCGGAGATCCCGGAACGACCTGGGTTTGCTCTCGCTCTCTGGGTTCATTTTCACCTCCTGCCGGTGTCTGTGCCGGCAATGGATTCTGTGCCGCACGATCGTCGTAATATACATGCGCGAAAAGTTTGCGGCCACCATAATCTACCAGGGGATTCTCATTGATGTAATCAAAAGGAAGCCGGCTGGCCAGGAGAAAACTTTTCATCTGGACCAGCTCGTCGCCTGTGCGGCAGGTCCATATGATGAGGATGTTGTTCAGGTCCTGCCAGAGGCTCACCAGGTGATCTGCCCATGGCTTGTTTATCCTTCCGATATCCGGGAAGGCATTCTTGACCAGGGTGCCGTCGAAATCAAAAGCATAAAAGGTGAACTTTTTCGGCCCCTCGTAAATCTTCGTGATGCCCTCCTCGAGGACCGGCTTTTCGTACTGGCCCTTCATCATCGCGAAGACTTCGCGCCAGGTCTGCTCCGGGATCCCGCGAGTATCTTTCAACCGGTTGCGGAGCTCGAACCCTTCCTCCCCTGGACCGAAATCAAAGCAGATGATCTCTTCGGCTTTATACTGGACAGCCTTCTCGATGAAGGTCTCCCGTGTCTTGGCGCCCATGCAGGTGCGATCGATCACGATATCGAGACCGGACTTCAGGGCTCCAACAACGGCGGTCATCTCGACAGCACGATAGAATTCCTTCTTCTTGCTGTCATACAGACCGTAGATGCCGCCGCCAGTCATCTTCTGGATCTCATCCATGCTGACGACGACACAGTTTTTCAGCGCCAGCTTACGTGCTAAAATCGATTTGCCGGCGCCGACATTTCCAACCATCAAATACATTTTCGACATTCAAGCTCCTCCTAATTTTTCTTGCCGCCCTTGCCGTCTTTTTTCTTCGTGGACTTCGGCGGCTCCTCCTTCTTCGGTGGTTCTTCCGGGCTGTCTTCCCCGAGAGATTCCACGATCCCCTGCGCCTGGCCGGAAGGTTCTTTCGGTTGCTCCGGAGGCGGTGGCCCCGGTGGTGTCTTAGCTATTTTTCTGAGGCCCTCGAATGCCCTGCCAGCACGGACATGGCCGGCTTCGATTCTTTCGTGGTGGGCTTCGTGAGCTTCATGCAAACGTGCGAGCATGTCATGCTCTTCGGGTTTACGCATCCGCATGGCATAGATCATATTCTCCTGGAGCGCCAGGAGATGATCAGCGAGCCGGATCTCGGCTTCCTGAAGGATGCGAGCGTTGTGATAAGCGAGCTGTTTGATTTCATCCATAGTCGTTCCTTTCTACATGTCAATGGCGATGGTGCCGACGTAGACCCAGTGGAAACTCTTAACATTCCCCGCCTGGTGAATCACGGCCTTGTCGAACCGAAGGCCGCGAATCGTCTGCACTGCCGCCGCATTTTCAATGTTCAGTTTCTGGAGATCCTTCTTGGCTTTGACCAGGAAGGACAGGGGAGCAATGTGGCCTGAGATTTTATCCTGGCCGATCTTATCCCCTGGCTGAATAACCTGCTTCTCGGAAACTTTGGGATCAATGCCCACTTCTATATCACCTCCTTTCGGCTGGGATGAAAATACCCCCGGCCGGAATTGAACCGACACTCACGGGTCGAAAACCCGCTTTCCTGCCATTAGAACACGGGGGCAGAATTATCCACGGTCCTCTTTGTCGATCTGAGCGAGGATCTCCTCTATCTGCTTCCGGAGGTCCTCCGGCATGGCGTTGTAACCATTGAGATAATTGGAAAAGGTGCTCAGAGGGACATGCAAATGGTGGGCCAATTTGCGGAGACGAAGATTTCTTTTCTTTATTTCACCCAGGAGCGGGTGTTTGTCCGGCTTAATAGAGTCCAGCCGGGCTCGCAATGACGTTGGTCTTTTCATATGTCCTCCAGTTAAAGGGTAATTTCCACCTTACAACGTACAACCGGAGGCTGTCAAGGGAAAAAATGGGCCGGGGGGCGAGGAGGAGCCCTTACCGGCCCTGAACCAGGAGAAGCTGTTCCATTATATATTTTTTTCTGCTATGCTAAAAGAAAAACTATTATGGCCAGAATTAGAGTAAAAACCACCAAATATCATCCCCACCAGGGCAAAGTCATCAAGGACAAGCACCGCATTAAAATCGTTATCTGCGGCACGAAGTACGGGAAGACCTGGGGCTTCCTGCGCCATGCCATGTATAAATGCCTGGCGAAACCTGGCCAGCTGATCTGGTGGGTTGCTCCTACCTATCGTTATGGCAAAGTCGCCTGGCTCGAGACCTTGAATAAGATCTGGCCGGTAGGCGATGAATATCGCAAGGGAATCTTCGAGATCACCAAAGGGAAGGATCCCATCGAGATCCAGTTCAACTGGTGGACCAGGCAGAAACAGCCTATGTCCAGAATCGTCTTCATGAGTGCCGAGAATCCCGATTCCCTGAAAGCCTCCGGAGTACACGAGATCTTCGGCGATGAGCCGGCCATGTGGCGCGAGGCTGCCTTCCATAACTGCCTGACGACCCTCTCTCACACCCGCGGAAACATTTCCCTCTTCACGACTCCCAAGGGAAAAGGCAACTGGTTGTTCCCGCACTGGCTCAAGGGATGGGATGGAGACGACGATTATCCCAGAGGAAAATACAGAGATCAGCATCCCGCCTACATGAGCTACCGGGCGCCCACCTGGACGAACCCGACCATCGAGTTGAAGTTCATCGAAGAGATGCGCCAGGCCATGCCGGAACGACTCTGGATGCAGGAATTCGGCGCCTTCTGGATCGACAGCCATGGCGAGGTTTTCAGAAATATCAAACAGATCTGCTGCTTGAGCAGAAAGCATCACCCTAATCCCCGACACATCTATGTCCTGGGCTGGGATCCAGCGCAGTCGGAATCGAAAAGCTTCAGCGGTTGGTCCGTGATCGATATCTCCGTGTGGCCCTTCCAGGAAGTAGACTGCGGCCGCATGGATCCGAACACGCCCTGGCCGGACCAGTGGAATAAAATCAAGGCCCTCCACCTGAAGTGGAATAAGGCCCGGGTGATCTACGACGACACCGGTGGCAGCGGAAAAGGTGTCCACTGGTATCCCCTGAGAGACCGCGGGATCCGCTCTATCAAGTTTGATTTCGCCGGCAAGCGTCCCGGGAAAACTGCGCTGGTAAAGAATATGATCTCCGCCTTCGACCAGCTCCATGTACGTCTGATCGATGATCAGGAATTCACGGATGAGATCGAGGGCTATGGATATAACATCACTCTGACGGACATCAAGTACGGCGCTCCGGAAGGATGCCGCGACGATGTGCTGGATGCGCGGATGCTTGCATTCTGGCAGGGATGCAAGATGAATCCGAAGGGGCGGACCCTCCTGAGAGACGCCCAGCTTAAAGAAGCGCAGAAGATAAAAACCCGGGCCCAGATCCGCGAAGAAGTTATCAAAGTGATGAAATCGCAGATCTCTGAAAAAAATAGAGACTTTTTGATGTCTTTGTTGTATTATAACAACGTGATGGATCCAGATGCCTTCCTAGATGACCCCCAGGCGTACCTGGAGGCCCAGCGCATAGAGCATGCGGCCTCGCGGGTATAACCAAGAGAAGCTTTCCTATTTAACAATTTAAGAGGAGGAGGTAGAAATGTTTACCGGATCATTGATCCTGTGCAGTCTTCTGGTAACGGGGCTCCTGGCCCTCGCAATTTATTTTCCCATCGCGCTCCACAATATGAATAAAGAATGGAGCAAACTCCTGGCAGCAGAACGAACTCGAGACAGCGACCGCCTGGTCTCGATGTATAAGTACAAGGACGAGGAGAAGAAACATCTCCTGATGCTCCTGTCTGCCAAGCATCTCACCGAATATGGCCAGGTTCTTAATAAACTCGAGACCAATGGCGAACCGGAACCAGAGCCGGAACCGGCCACTCCCTTCCCGACGGTGGAGGGTATCCGGGAGCGGATCCAAAAAATGAAGGAGGCTGCGGTACATTTTGCCGAGAAGCCGGAAGCTGCGTCGGAAGGCAGCGGCTTCTTAAGTACTTTTATAGATCGGGAGGTCAACTAGCCTTGGAGGTAAAACAAAATGCCAAATCCGTATACCAGCCGGCCATCGCCTTCAAGGGCGAGAGAACTGGTCGCCATGATGACGGAGAGGCTGGAGCATGAGGATGCGAAGAAACATCAGTACGGTATATGGAGCCTGAACCAATCCACCCTCCACTCCAATCTTTTCGAAGGACTGCCCTCGCCTTTCTCTTTTCCCTCCTGGATGGTTATTCCCGTCGATAAACGCCGGGGGGATCCGCAGGGGAACCTGGTCCCCATTATCAACCAGGTATCCACCATGGTTCGGACCGATGCCGGCGCCCTCTCCCAGAGCTTCTTTTCGCATATCGTCCCCAAAAAAGTAGACTACAAATCGATTTTCTATTCCCAGATCAAACAGGAAGGGATGTATGATTTCTTTTTTGATGTCGATATCGAAACCAAGCAGCTCCTCCTCCATACCCTTCAGCTGACCCTCGGAGACGCCTTCCTTAAGGTCTCCTGGGATAAAGAATACAAGCCCCATTGCCGCTGTTATGAGAAGTGGCAGCACAAAAAGCGGATGGCCATCCGGGAGCTCATGGAGCAAAATGAGATCAGCGAGCTGGCCGCCAACGATATCTTCGAAAGGCGATTCCGGGAATATGATGAGCGGGACTGTCACTGTACAGGATATCCGATGGTAGAGGTCTGTACGCCATGGGAGATCATTCTCCCAAGGAATGCCATCAGCTGGCCGGATGGTCCCCGCTGGTATAACCATCGACAGAGAGTGGAGCTGGGTGTTGCCCAGGAACACTATTCCGAATGGGGAAATTATAAAAACGGCCACCTGCTTACTGTCACACAGCCACCCTTTGAAATCGCCGGCATGCCGGACTCTCCGCTTTTTCAGTTTTTCGAGCAGTCGAAATATAACGATACGATTATCGACAACTACGTCCAGCTGCCTGATCGCGATTATCCCCGCGGCCGGCTGGTGGTCATGGGGAATTCCGGAAAACTTCCGCTCCATGATGGACCGCTGAACTATCCCTGGATCCAGCGGTTGAATCTTTTCAAGTTCGGGATCTTCCCGAAGGGGAATTCAATCTGGAGCGACACATATATCTCCCAGGTCCTGCCGATTCAATATGCCGCGAATGATTTTGTTCATGAGATCGAGAAGATCCTCAGGTTTTTCGCAATGAACAAATGGGTCATCCCCAGTGAGTCCGGAGTTGATAGCGTCAGTGCCAGCTCCAAGAAGCCATTGATTTATGATGCCAGCCAGCTCCCCCCTGGACACTATCCGCACGTATCGAAACATCCCGGGATCCCGCAGTCGATCTTCCAGGTGATTACTTTCTTCATGGAGATGGCCAACCAGGTGGCGAACTTTGACGAGCTCCGGAGGGGCAACGTCCCCAGCGAGGTGACCTCCGGAAAGATGCTCAACCGGTTGCTCGAGCTCTCCGGAAAATGGCTGAAACCCTTGGTGAAAAAGAACGCGAACGAATACAGCCGCTTCTATAATTTCACCCTGGCTATGATGGAGGACGGGCTGCCGCTCGATCATTTTGAGCAGTACACCGGCCAGGGCACAATCTATACCTTCCCGCTGGATGAATCTTTCCGGAAGGTGGGCTACAATGTTAGGGTCGAGCCCACCACGGTCCTCAGTGAATCACCATTTGCGAAAACCGAGCAGCTGATTGAAGCCAAAAGAGAGGGCCTGATTCCTCCGGAGTGGGCCAGGCATATTCCGGATGTGCTGGATTACGGCGGGATCAAAGAAGTCAAGCGCAACCTCGAGCTCGATCGGATGAATGCCGAGAGCGAAAACCAGATGTGGCTCATGGAAGGCTTTATCAACGACCGCTTCAACGAAGAGAAGGGAGTCTTCGAGCCGTATCCATTCGAGGACCTCGAGGTCCACTTGAAAGTCCATATCGAACAAACGAAAAAGAGGGAGTATCTAGCATCGCCGGTTGAACAACAGCAGATACTCGATATGCATATCCAGGCGACGCTCGAAAAGCGCGACGAGCTCCAGATGCGGGAAATCATGAAGAACCGCATCGCCTATGAGAAGATGGGATCCCCGCCGAAACCAGGACCAGGTGGTGAGCAGGGACCTGGTCCTGGACCTGGCGGCCCGATCATGCCAGAGATGGGTGGCGGAGCGCCGGCGGAGATCATGGCAGAGGGCGTGTAATGACAGACGATGAAGTAAAAAAAATATATTCTCCCGTGTTCCGTGCGTACTTTACAGTGCCGAACGTGATTGTCGGGAGGGTTTACTCCGCGAAGACCAGAATCGATCTTCGCGAGGCCCATACCGGGCATCAGGGTTCCCCGGTCCCTTGTAAAAAAACCGAGACCGCATAATGCGGACTGAGACGGGACTCATGCTTAAAACCCGATGGAAGGAGCTGTTATGCCAGAAGTGGACGGAAAAGCTTACGAAATCCCAGAAGCCAAGGTGGGGCCAACAGGAATGACTGTTGATGCCAATGCCGCCATGGCAATCGGGACGATGCTCCAGGAACAGCACGATGAAGTGCTGGGCACCGGTGTTCCCGGGATCCAGAATTATCCTCAGAAGCCGGAAGACCTTTCCGATCTGATTGATTTTGGTAGCGGGGAGCTGAAAAATGATACGGGTGGACCGACGACAAGCGCGATCGACGAGCTACCACCTAGGGGGGACGAATCACCGGACGGGCCCTCATCCATGGGACTCTTTGGACCGCGGCAGGAAACTCAGCCCGGAAAGACGCCATCCGGGCGGGGTGACGACGCAACAGGCCACATTCTACGAAGGAAAGAGGAGCGGTTGCAGCGAGAACAAGAGCGCAATAAAGAACTGGAGGCCAAACTGACCGAAGTGACCAACGAAGTGAGAAACCTGAAAGGTCAGGTGGATTATTTCCTGGACGGTGCAGCGCCGGCGGATCCGTATGCGGAGCCACATCCCGGCGGTGACGGTGGCGGCTATCAGCCGGCCGTTCCGGGAGGTCCGACGGAAGAAGACTTCCAGATCAATCCCGACAAGGTTCTCCCAAAAGAGTTGATGGAAAAAGAGGAAATCACGCCGAAGGAATTGTTAACAGTGGTCCACAACCTCACGACGGAATTCGGAAGGGTCCAGGCGGCACGTGATGAACAGCATGCGAATGAAATTCATCAGGTTCGCCAGACCGTGGTCGGCATGGGAGCAGACACGATGATGCGTGATGCGGAAAGAGCCAGTGGATACAAGCCTGGCACGGATCTTGCCCATGCTCACAAATTCCTCACTCCGGCATTTTTTCAGATGCTCCCAAGGCAGAAGAAAATGGAGGCAGGAAAGGCGGCGAAAAATATGATCGAAACGATCGGAAGGGCTTATATGCAGAACAAGGAAGCGACGGCAAAAGCCGAGGCCGATCGGGTCAGAGCCACCGCCGGACCGAATCCGCCTCGAGGAAGTGGTGCCCCATCTATCCGTTTGCGAAGGCCAATCAACAACTACAATGATTCTGAAAAGGTAGCATTGTACTGGCTGGGACAAAGGAGACCTTAAAAGGAGTTGATGGTAAGTGCCCAACATTGATACTAGTACGGCTTCGCTGTGCTTAAAACACTTCTATCTTCCGGTCTTCGTTGTAAATGTGTACGAATCCAGCGCTCTATTCCATCGGTGCGAAAAGACCGCCCGGTACTGCTACGGTGACTACGCGATTATCGGTCGTCAAACGAGCAGAAATATGGGCTCTGGTCCTGTCGGCACAGAAGGCGGAGAATTTCCAGTACCCGGAAGTATTGGTTTTAAACAGCCGACCGTTTACATGAAACTCCAGGGATCCACGATGCGGATTTCCTGGACGGCCATGATGGTCAGCAAAGATAAGCGCGGTGCCTATGTGCCGCTGCTGACCCACGCCATGAAAGACATGGAAGCCTCCATGAAGTGGGAGCTTGCGCGTCAGTGGTGGGGGAATGGCAGTGGTATTCTGGCATACCTGATGTCAGCTGATACTGACAAAACAGACCTTGCGGTCGATGACGGTCAGACCAACCAGCCGGATGGTGATGGTAGTTATCGGCATTTTCTGCGTCCAGGGATGAGAGTCAATCACTATGATCTTTCCCTGAACGATGAATCAGGGGCTGTGAAAACAGTTCAGGAAAACACCACCGGTCATACAGTCACACTGGATGCCGACCTCGGCGGAACTCCCGCTGATGGCCATACTCTCCGTAGAGAGAGTTCAGTCGGTGGCGATCCCATTACAGCCTATTATGACTGTATGGGAATGGACGGGATTGTCAGTGCTGATGATCCTGTGACCGGCGACTTCCAGGGGAACGACCGTGATACGTCGCCCTGGAACCGCGCCATTGTTCACAACAATCCCGCCGGCGCCGGCACACTTCGTCCGATCGGCTTTGAGGTCATTGAACGTATGGTCAATACCCTCGAGGTCAACGGTGCGAATGTTACTGCCGGCTATATCGGCTATCCCCTGAAACAGGCCCTTGTCGAGGATGCGCTCAGAGCAAGGCGCTACAGCGATAAGGTGACCATTGTCGACGGCTACAAAGCCTACGACTATGAGGGACTGCCGCTATTCGTCGATATGTACATGGTGAGAAACGCCGCATTCATCGGTGATGAATCGACGATCAAAGTCCACCATGTCGCCCCCCTCGGATTCTTCGAAATCAACGGGGATGTTTTCGGCCAGGTCGGTGGAGACTATGCCCGGACGTCTCTCCTGGAGGCAAACATGATCTACCTCTGCAATCTCGCTTGTGACGACCCGTCCAAGTGGGGCAGAATTAATGATCTGGAAGAGCCTTACAGAGACGCCGTGACCGAGCATGTCGGCTAAACTTTAACCCCGGGGAGGGGGGTAAATCTCCCCTCCCTCACTTTTAAGGAGCGTCAGCTCATGTACGGAATTGTAAGAAAACAGGTCGCAAAAGACAGCACCATGCGGTATGTCGTCATCGAGAAGCACATCGAAGATACCGGCATCACCGATGGCGAATACGCAAAATACATCGTCGGTAGCCTCGGACCAGGAGAAAAGGGCTACCTGAAAAATATCTATTTCAAGCACACCCTGAATTCAGATGCCGCGGTCGCCAACAAGATGAAATTCTATGCCTACTGGCTGGATGCCGGCGGGAGTCCCGCGGATCCCGGTGACTGGGAAGCGCTCATTGATACCACGCTCATCATGACGCTTGACACGGACGATGCAGATAACACCTACAAGAAGGCGCAGCTCGGACCGAACCAGGATAAATATCTGGGCGGAGAGGGCCTTTTTTCCATCACAAACGAATTCATCAATACGCCGGCGAACATGGTAGACATCTGGGTACGGATCGAAGTCTACGTGCCCAAATAATTTCGAGGAGGAGAAGCATGAATTATGGATGGTGGTACATTTGGAAAAGGCCATCCATTCCTGAAAATGGTGGGCGGAGAGCTCCGAATTGGTTTCTGCGTGAGCTGAAGAAGAGGGATCCGCTCGCCTATCCTATCTGGAATCCCAACGCGAGGAGAATCATCATCAAGAAGGGGCCCATGGCCGGCAAGGTGATGAAGGACGGACGCTGGGAAATCTGGCGAGAGAACTGGAATGGCGCCGTACGGAACGACTATAAAGTCTTTACCGTTTTCACACCATCTCAGATCCTGATCTCTGTTGGAAATGAAATCGAGGGGAAGAAATTTTATACCAAACAAGCTTACCTGGGCGAATACCGACACCTGGACATGCGCGTGATCTGGCAACTCGAAGGGAAGAAGTGGGAGCACCAGGGGGTCAGGGGCGGCACCCAGGATCCTGTGGCGGCTAAGCAAGCCCGGGAAGAGCTCGACCGAAGAGAAGATCAGGAGATGAAGGACCAGGAGGACGAGAAAAAAATCAAACGCGAATATCAGGACCAGGAAATCGAGCGGGATATCGAGCGAGAAATCCTCCCGCTGCGGACCGGGGTCCTCGTGGGCAAGCATGCTCAAGCGGCAAAAAAACCGGTACTGGTCGGGACTCAAAAGGGCGCCGTGGCTATCAAAAAAGACGATGCTTCGAAAGTGGCTTCCCACAAGGCTTTCGAGCGAATCAAGAAAAAAGATTACGGCGTATGGCCGGTAGTAGAAGTCAAGGAAAAGAGGTGACGACATGGCGGTTCCGATGCTGAGTTTAGGGAATCTGGATTCCGAGCTGGTGACGCTCCTCTGGGAAAACACAGACAGCCCGGACTTCTGGGGTCCCACTGAACGGAAAACCGCTATCAAGAGAGCCTACCGGAAACTCTGGGGAAAGCTCATGCGGCGCGATTCTCGCTGGGGCATCAAGATGGATGAGACAAATCTCACCAGCCTGGTTGCCGACACAGAACTGATCACCGCTCCGGAAGATTTTGTCAGCCTGGTTGCCATGGATTATTATTATAACGCCAGGTGGATCCGGATGACCGAGCTCCACAATCCTTTCAGGGACCGTGAGCATTACGACGAGAATCATTCCGGCTATATCACAGATTCAGGAATCCCTCCATATCGCTATTATCATCTGGGCTGGGAGAATTCGACGCCGACAGCACCGACATACAAGTTCGGGATCCGCCCGATCCCAAAGGCAGCTATCTCGGACTGCATCCGGTGGACATACCACTGGCAGCCAGGCATGACGATGGACGATGCAGATCTGATCATCCTTCCTGATTCAATCTGGGAGAGCCTCTGCATCCTGGAGGCGATCAACTGGCTGTACATTAAGGATCAATCGGTATTCCAGAACATGAACTGGCAAAAGGATCTCGCGGAGCTCCGCGAAGAAGCCCTGAATGCTTACAGGCCGGCGAGCAAGGACCAGCTCGTCATTATCGAAGATAGGCATGAAGACTGATGGGTAGTATAGAAATAGATTTTCAACGGACAAAAGACAAGGTGCTGTTCCGCGAGCGGATCCCTATCGGTGGCGGAGCGGATTACCTGAGTATGCCGGGATCCCGCGCACCCGGGCGGATGGCCGAAGTGGTCAATATGCACATGGGCCAGGTGGGCGGCTACACCGGCCGGTATCCCTATGCGGAGATTAATACGGCGAACCGCTTGCAGGTAGGTGGAGCGAATGCCAGAATCACCCAAGTTATTGATTATCAGAGGAAACATGATAGCCGGCAGATGATGATCGTTGTAGCGGATAATAACCTGACCGGCGTTGATTATAAATGCGCTGTCTTCTGGGTCCGAAGTAATGGAGAGTTTGATAATTTAGTCCCGGATCCATATTACTATACTGGCACCGATACCGGCCAAGACGGCCTGAAGCGCGATCTGTTTTGGGACTGGACTGTTTTTACCAATCCGCGAACCCTGCGCGACATGCTGTGCCTGACGAATGGATCCACAGTCCCCTTGAAATACGATGTGTCAAGCCCTTCAGCGGGATCCGCCGGCACTCTCGAAGAGATGGGATATGTCATTGGCCCGGGAGCTCCTCCCGTAGGCGAAGCCGGCGATTGGTATAGGCCGGATGTCTCTGCGGTGGATGTAGGAATCAATAGTGCTGGGTTGTTAAACGGCCGGGTTTTTTATAAGGCCACTTGGGTATCGAGAAAACAGACTGACGATATCCAGCAGTATTCGCCGGCATCGGCGGTTTTCCCTCCCACTAGTGAATATGCAGAGAATGGCATCACCTGTGACAACGAAAGCGTTAAGCTGGGCGCGGCTTCCGGGGATCATGTTTTACCGAATGATGCCAATGCACACCTAGTGATATGGCGGACCAAGGGCGGAGGATTTACATTCTACTTGAATAAAGTTTTGGACCCGGGGACGACGGAATATGTCGACAATATCCCGGATGACGAGCTGACCGACCGTCTTGATAATGTCGGGGATCCGCCTGAGGCCGGCTGGAGATTCATTCGGAGCTGGGGTGGCCGGCTGTGGTTTTTCGGCCGGAGAGTCTGGGATGGATCGACAGCATTGGAAACCGGCGAAGAGATGGCCAAGCTGGCATACAGCGACTTCGGAAAGCCTGAATCCGTCCGGAGAGATTACGCCGACTTCAGGCTGATCCGGACCCTGAGCACCAGGCACAATGATGGTGCGACCGGCCTCCATGCGGCCGAGAATTACCTCCTGGCGACTACAGAGGACTCCACCTGGGCCCTGAGCGGCTGGGATCCCGGCGGATACGGCGGCTTCAATATCAGATGTGTGGCCAGAAACATCGGCAACTCCAGTCATCGTTCATTCGTTGAGGACCATAAGGCCAGGACTTACTGGTTTTATCAGAAGCGGCTGGTGCGCTTCGACGGTTATGCAGTAGAACCGATAGCGCCACAGGCAGATGGGCTTCTCGGGCATACGAAGCTGGCAAAGATGGATCTGGTCTGTGCCGCTCCGGACCTCAAACATCAGAATCTCTATTTCGCCTTCCCGACGACTGCGAATAATTGGAACGACAGCCTTCTCGTTTTCAACTATCAGACCGGCGAGATCTGCACGTACAAGAATTTTTATGCCGGCGCCATGGCAGAGGTGGAAACAGCCAGCGATTTTGAGCGGATATACTTCGGGGATGGCCGTACAGATGCCGACAATTATGGCCTTATCTACCGGTGTGATCAGATCACTGCCAATTATTGTGACAGGGCAGATGCCACCCAGCCGATCGAAAAGTACATCAAGACCGACCGGCTGGACCAGGGCTTCCCGGGGATCCTGAAAGAATACGAGAAAGTCTTCCTGGTCATGAGGGCCATGCCGAACGCCAATGATGAGTCCTATGCGGATGTAGAAGCCTGGGTAAACAGTAAGCTCAGTACAGCCCATGTGGTAAAGAAGCCGCCATTAAAATTAACCGGTGACACCCACGACTATGTCCATGTCGGCGTGAACCTGAGGGCCTCCGGAGCTGCGCTGCGCGGCCACTGGATTGAGCTTAAGATCGGTCATAATGATGCAGAGGGCATTCCGTTTGAGATCGTAGCCATAGAGCTCTACGGATCGCTGACCTCTCTCTTCAGAAAGATATCGACCAATGTCAGTTAAGCAGGGAATTCAATATAATCTCGAGAACCTCCCGAATGAGGAGCTGATCGAGATTGTAAATATGCCGATCATCCACAGCCCGGATAAGCCTCCGGAGACGGTGGAGGAGGTCCAGGATGAGCTCGACCGCCTGAGATCCAGAATGAATTTCATCGCGCAGAATCTCGAGCGGTCGATCACGAGCGGTAATGTACTGCTCAAAAGAGGCCTCGATCGCGATGGCAGGATAAAGCAGAAGATCAATCATCTTCATGTGCTGTATGAAGGACTGAAGCCGAAGAATCTTAACAAGCAGGTGCGGCCTTTCGTGACGGATTTATATATGCAACCATTTAAAGCGGGGGCCATGTTCCCTTTACAGTTTCGTTTTGCCCAGAACCCCGTATGGCCCAGCGCCGCTTATGCAAATATCTGGTGGGCCGGTGAATCATACGGAGAGTTGATAACGGTGAATGTCCAGCTCGGAACGCCAGCGGGATGGGCAACGGGTTCTCCCATATATTGGTACATTGATACCAATGCAATTGGAGGATATACCATTGCCGGAACGGTCAACCTTGGGGCGGCGGCGACAACAGGAATAGTTTGTCTATTTATCTACAATGACATAATGAGAACCAATACTGGCATGTGGTTTCAAGCCACCTGGGGAGGGGGGATGATGGTATCATGATCGCATGGGTAAAATCGGCGGTTCAACTCAAAGGGTACGATCAAGCCCTCATGAAGATGCGATGCCGTATTGTATTCTGGCTGGAAAATGATCAGGGAAACAAAAGATGGCTTTCAGATAATACGTATGATCTCACTATTGGCTCTTGGACTCAGGTTGAATTCGAGACCTATATGGAAACAGAGAGAGATCGCTTTAAATTCGAAGTAGAAAACTTTTCTCCCCTGGATGATTTCTGGGGGCAGGAATATTCAACGGAGGTAACTCTCCCAGACTGAGGAGGTGATTAATATGGGTGCTTACAGGAAGCCCGATTACACCATCGTGCTTGATCCGGACGACGACACCACGGTGCAGGTGATAGAGCAGCCGGTTTATACTTCTGATGCCGACCCGATGAAGGAAACCTGTCCCCCTACCATGGGATGTCTTCAGATGGTTCCAGTCACAGAGCCGGCAGCCCAGGCAGTTATTCACGCATACAATGGGTCAGCTGACACCGATCCAAGCATCGGCTTTTCCAGTGCCGGCGGGGCGATTGTCGCAGCGGGTCTGGTCGGGAACACCTTTGGTTTTTTCAACAACGGAGTATACGTGGTGATTGAGGATGTCGACGATATCATATGGGAGATCCGCGTCTGGTGGGGCAAAACTCCATTTTAAAGGGAGGTGATTTAACATGGGATGGTGGATGATTCCGGCAATGATCGCATCCTCGGTCGCCGGCGCCGTAGCCAACCGAGCTGGCCGGCCAGGCCCCTGGCGGTCGCAATATACGGATCGATGGGAGACCCAACTCAACAACTGGATCACCGATCTGTACAATAATCCTCCGGATATTCCTGATGAATTTTTTGCTGAAGCTGGTCTCGACATGGAGGGGATGGAGGAATTTCTCCAGAACATTTTCGGTGGCACAGCACGTAGAGAGCTGGCGAATGTTTACGGGATTTCAACCGGCTCCCAGATGGCGGCGGATAGAATCGATGCGGCGACACCACCACCCTCTGCATACATTGGAAATGCCGCAAACATGATCATGCGATACCTTAATCCGCCTGATCTTGGACTCGATGAAGATATCGGACCTGAGGAGGTGATCCCGGCAGGAGACCTGGATGTCACGCCCTATAGTGGTGGCTATGGATATTCAGCCTATCCATCAGCAGGTCCATTCTTCAGGGGTCAGGGTGTGGATCCTTACGAGATATACTAAAAACAGGGAGGTGAAAAGAAAATGATTCATCCAATGATGAGAGCAATGATTTTGGCAGCCCTCCGGATGGGGATCATCCCCGGGCCTGATCGCGAGCTTTATGGTCCCCCTGGCGGCGGAGTCCCGAGACGGCCTGGGCCTTTTTATCGGGTCCCTATTCCAGGAGCTCCGCGAGAAGGGATGGGCCGGCCGAGAGTCGACAGAGGAGCGCCGAGAGATTTCGGGACCTCCGGCAGGTATGGCCAGGCACTAAGAGAAAACCGGATGAGACCTCGCCAGGCAGGTTACAGGACCAGGCGTAGAGAGCAACCACCTCTGACCTGGTGGGGCCGTAGATTTATTGGCCCGGGAGAAGGCATCGAAGAGGGTCCGGGAACGAGAGCGAGAGTTCCACGGCGCAGAGAAAAGGAATATCGAGGACCGAAGCGTGGAGGACTGAGCTACGCGGGAGGATAATATCATGAGGGATTGGCAAGATTACATGGATGAATTCGCTACCACTCCCGAGGAAGATCAATATCCTCCCTGGTGGTTCTGGGATACAGCGGATGAAACGACCAATCGAAATCCGCCTCCGCCGGGAGCACCAGCTGAAGACGAAAGCGACGTCGACGGGGGAGGAGGCATTCCAGGTGGCGTCGATATGGGCTGGTGGACGCAGTACTTCAGCGATTGGTTCAAGAACAGGGCCGAGCAAGGCTTTGGCATGACTGACGAAGAGAAGGCTCTTCGCCGGGTAGAGGCCGAGGACTACATCTGGAGCATGAAAGACAAGTTCATCGGCGAAGCCCAGAGAGATCTGCCGGCCACCGGCCGCACGTATGGCGGAACCGGTAGCGGTTATTATGCCGACATCGATGAGGCCGCACTGGGCGAACTCCAGAGACGGAACACCGCCATCGAACAGGCAGACATCGAGTTGGAGCGCGAGGAAATGTGGCGCTGGCTCCAGTCCGCCATCCAGTGGTATCTGGCTGAGCGCGGATTTGATATGCAGGGAGCGGCATTGTCGGCATCCCAGGAGGCCAGCATGAGACAGTGGCTACTTCAGGCCATGGGTATGATGTAAGAAGGGAGGTTGATGACATGCCTAGAGATGATTCAGGGGCCGCTGTCAGCGGCTTCTTTGATGTGATGACCCAGTTTTTTGAGCCCATGGTCCGGAAGCAGGAAGTAGAAACTATGTCCAGATATGCCAGGCAAGAGAAGGACATAGAAGCCTCCAGGCGGATGTATGAAAAAATGCTGACCGGATATTATTTCCCTGCCCAGCTCGAGGGCGTGAAGCATGGATATCGATCAGATCTGGCACTTGATAAACTGGCCGACCGGCTGTTTCTTCTTCAGAAAAAATACAATCTCATGGGAGAGCATCGCGAAGCCGGCAAGAATCCCATGAAAGATGAATTGCAGATTGAAAAACTGAGAGAGGAGATCAGAAACATCCAGGGGCAGATCACAGCGAGAGAAGAAAAGACGAGACAGCAGGATGAGGTTTTAGATCTCAGGAGGCAAATAGCCGAAGAAGAAAAGAACGCAGTCAAAAAATATGATCCGCTCCAGCTTTCAGCGCTCAGGGCTGCATGGGATAGCAAGGATGAAGATTTTGAAGTGTGGAGAATGCGGAATCAGCACCTGGGCGAAGATGTAATCCAGGCGGAATGGCGTAAGGTGTTGAAGGATAAGCTGAAGCTGAAGCGCGAAATGCATAATGAATGGTTTTTCGAGCCGCTAAGATTGGATGTTCTGGATGTTTGGGAAGGGAAAAAGACCGGAGATAGATTCAAGATGAGTACAATCCAAAAGATGGAAAGACTCTATCGGGATGATCCGGACATCTACATGGAGCTCCTGAGGCTCATCAAAACCGATATGGGATCGCTGAAAACGCCGTCGAATGAATCCTATCTCTTCAAGAAGTACATGGGAGCCAGGAAAGATTATAAACAGATGTTCGCCGAGGGACGATAATGCCGGACGATCTTGACGATATTCTAGAGGATCTGCTGATCACGACGGACCAGGAGAAGGGTCTGCCTGGCGGAGAAGAACCCATCGACATCAGGGAAGATATCGAGACGGCCACGCTCAACTACGGCATGGGTGAAGAAGGGATCGACCTCAGGCCGGTCAGTGAAGTGGACCTCGAGGAGAGCTGGATTAAGCCACTGCTCGAGATGAAGATCAGCGAGGATGATAAGGACTATACCAAACCATGGCTGCTGACTCATCCGGGGGATCCGGGATTTCTGTTCAAAGAAAAACAAACGGATCCAGGTGCTCCGGAGATGACCTGGGGCGAGGTCTTTTCCTACAGCTATCGCCATAATCTTCTTGGAAGCCTCACCCGCATCTCCCAGGATGCGGCAGAAAGGATTGATCCTATCCTCGAGCGGATCCCCGTGCTCAAAGAATTCACTGTCGAAGAAGGGGAGAAGTCCCTGACACAGCGCATTTACGAACATGGTGAGCGACACACCGCCCTCACAGCCGCATCTCAGCCATTCCATAAAGCGCTCGCTATCGGCCTCCTGACCGTCCTGGGAGATCTCCCAGGGTATGTCGGCGGGTCTGGACTGGCCAAAGAGACGATGGGCAGGAGCATTCCGCAGATATACAGAGGGCTGAAGACCTCTTATTCTGCCATCAAAACGCAGGGGGGGCCGGCTGTCAGAAAATTTCTGAAACATGTAGCCGAATCCATGGGTCATTCAGGGATAACTTTCAGCACCGGAGAGGCTATTAAGGCCGGCGCAGAAGAGGATGCCACTTTCGGAGATGTCGTCGAGGCCGGCCTCAAAGGAGGGGCCGTAGGAGTGGCGATGGGCGTGGCCGGCGGCTATTCATCCGTGGCCACCGCTAATATGGGCCGTCTGGGCCGTGTAGCGCTCCCTATCGTCGCAAAAGGGGAAACCCTAACCAATGTCAGCGCTGCCCTGGATGGACGCGTAGCGAGCTTCCAGGAGCACGTTTATGGCATGGCCCTAGTCGGGGCTATGGAAATGATCCCCATTACCGCCAGCGAGGCCAGACACGCCTATAAATACGAGGCTGAAGGCTATCTCCGGAGGACCTCAGTAGAGCGCATACCCAAGGAAATGCTGGAGAAAATCCCAAAATCCCGGCAGCAGAGCTTGGCCGAAGTCGAGCGGATCATGAAGGAGCTGAAAGAAAATCCGGAGCTCATTACCCATTTCGAGAACCTGACGCCAGAAGGTCATGCGAAAATCGGCGACCATTTCCATTACAGGATGGCCAAGGTCTTCGCTCCTGAATATGCGGAAGTCATAGGTATCAAGCGGGGAATCATCGAGCCTCCGAAGACGGTAAAATATCGCGCCATCCAGACGCTCCAGCAAATTAGGAAAACGGTCTACCTGAAGGTCCATGAAAAGAGGAGCCTCACCCAGGAAGAGAAAACCAAAAAGATCATCGAGGAGATCACTGAAGAGGTCGTCGAGACAGATCCTACGCCATCCGAAGTCACGAATTTTAATCAGCGCTACTTGGGCGGAAAGAGTATCGAAAGCCTGAAAGAGATGCCTTATTCAGAAATCCAGAAGCTCACAGACCGGGTGGTCCGGGATCTTGAGATGGAAGGGAAGTGGGTTCGTCTGCCCGAGGATCTGGCGGATCCCTACCAGTCCACGTACCAAGTGGGATTCTATCCCATGAATAAAAAGACAGGGGAGCTGTCGCCGACGCCTGTCTTCCGGGCATTCGTGAAGGCGGATGAAGCCGCCAGGCTGGGCCTTCTCAGTGATGTGATCTCATCGCATATGTTCACCTCAAAGAGATACGCAACAGATGGCGTGGGCTGGCCAGATCTCCAGCTGGGCCGGATCAATTTCCAGAATGCCATCACCCAGAAATTTGCACAGATATCAAAAGCCATAGGCTGGGGGATCATAAACAATAAAAGAGCCATTGCATACTTAAAGCGGATCCATGAGTTTAAAAATTTCGAAGAGGCCCAGGCGGCGATCCCCGGATTGAAACCCCGGGAAGCTCGCCTGGCTGAAGTGGCCAGAGAGATCTGGGATGGCTATGTCAAGGACGATAATTATGCATTCATGGGCGGCCTGAAGATGGCCGATGGAACAGTCCGGATAAAGGAAAATTATGTTACGGGGATCCATGACACCCTGAGATCCAAAGGGGTGGTCGTTAAAAAACTTCCGCACATGCTCCGGCGCCCGTGGACCAGGGCAAAAAAACTTCATATCGATCCAGAAAATTTGGCCGATTCGCTCACCATGTATCTCTACCTGATGGAGAAGGCCAGGTGGCTCGAGGCACCCTTCCAGCGTATGCGAGCGAAGAGAGAATTCCTGCCCGAGCACAGAGGGAAGATGCTGGACCGGTACTTGCGCGAGTATATCGGGGTCCGGGACGATGTCATGCCTGGCTGGATGAAATCTTTCTCTCAGCTCGTGGCCGGCAGAATCTATTATGGTGCCCTCCAGGCGGCCGTGGGATCCATGGTGAGAAACCTTACAGCGCTCTATCCCGGGGCCGTTCAGATCGGATCGAAGAATCTGGCCAAAGGCTTGGGCTTATGGATTGCTCCGACAGAAGAAGGCCGGCGCATGAGAGCCCTGGCTAAAGATGCCCAGGTGGTAGAGCAGTTCAGGCAACCGTATTTCGAGGCGCCGAATGTCATGACCGGTGCCGCCAGGAGGCTCTGGACTTTTTTCAATAATGTCCTGATTTCTCCATTCACCTTCGCTGAATCCCTGATGAGGAACTCGATCTATATCGGTGGATATAAGCGGGTCGAGAATGCCCGTGGAAAAATCGACTGGAGAAAAGAGGGCTTCACAGACGATGTCAACAGGCTGGCCAAAACCTGGGAGAAGGAGCTCCGGGCCACCAAGGTCCCGGAAGTGAAGCAGGAATACACTCATAAGCTGGCAGATCTCTACGGCAGGGAATCAACCGGGAAGACCCAGTTCCTGTATGGCACCAGTGATGCAGCGCCTATCCTCAAGATCCCGATCGTCGGACATCTACTGCTACAGTTCTGGTCCTTTCCGAATTATTATCGCGAGATGATCTATCGGGGAGCTCGCTATGGAGGCATGAAAAAGTCTGCCGCCATGCTGGCGTTCCATCCCCTGGCAAAAGCTTTCGGGCGACCCCTCCTGGGTTTGTCATTTGCGGCGTTCGTGGGGAAGGGCTTTCTTCCCCACCTTTCGCCGTTCGCTGACATGGCTAATAACTTTTTCAAGCTCGCAGGAAACCTCATCGATGGCGGTCCAAAGCGGAAGCGGGATCAGTATGCCAGAAACGTGAAGAAAGGATTGTGGCTGATGCTGCCGGCCGGCAGAATCCTGCATGATAAAGTTTTTAATTTCCTCGATGCCATGGAGAGCAACTGGCAATATATCCATCCCGTTTCAGGTAATATTATTCAGAGCAATGCAAAAGATGAGATCCTTCGGGTTCTCGATCTTACGCCTGGCTGGGTAGAAAAAGAACGCGAGCTCCGGGAGGATATGACGACCTGGCTTGATGACGAGAATTATGTCCGGGCGCTGGGATATCAGGCCTACAATCAGGGAGAATGGCATCTCCAGCATGGCCGGACAGAGGAAGCCCAAAAGCTGCACAATGAAGCTCTGGAGCTGTGGGAATCTACCCAAGCCGGAATCCCCTCGAAGAGAGCCATCATCGAATGGATGAAGATACAAAACGAACCACGGCTTTTACGGATATATTGGCGCAATAGAAGACGGCTTCAACACCGGGTTCTCGACTGGAAAATAGCGGACCAGGAGGAATTCTGGTGGATCATCGATCATCAGACCATGCGATTTGGATTCGAGCCAGACCCGAAGGACGTTGTAGAAGAAGGCGAGGTCGACAGAGAATTCGAAGAGGCTTGGTCCTCGTACGAGCGCATGAGGGAGGAGTACTGATGAGCTACTGGGTAGAGATCATTGTAGCTGTAATTGGGTTCGCATCGACCATGGGCACCAGCGTTTTCTTCATCGTAAGGGCACACCAGAAAAACACAACGAAACTGCTAGATGGTCTCATTGGAAGGGAAGCGATTATTTTAGAAGTGGTGAAAGACAATACCAGGGCCTGTGAGAAATCCTCCAACTCGAGTGAAAAAGTTATCGAGGCTGTGGATCGCCTGAATGGCAGTATCAATACCGTCCGAACCTGTCCCTTCGATGATCAGATTGTTCAGCTGATGAAGGAGAATTTAAGGTCATGACAGTTACTGGTAGAACTGTGAGGCATTGTCATGGTAAAAAGAAGGGCCGCAAAATTAAAACTCATCCAACCGGTCCCGCAGCGCACAGGCATCATGCGGCCATCAAGGCAAGCCAGAAGCGCCGGGGACGGAAAAGAAAGAGGAGGTAGCATGTTTAGATTCGCCATAATTCTGGTGATGATTCTGTGTTTCCTGGCGAGCGCTCCGGACCAGCTCCTGGCTGAAGGGAAAACCTTGAAGGCCACAAAGGGGCTCGTCGATGAGAACCATCCGGCTCCGGATGGATATTACATTTATTATTCAAGCATCCCCGGAGTTGATATCGACATCTATGATTCTGGCACCTATAACCTCAAAATGGAAGTTCCTCCGGATGCCACCGGCGACATGACGCGTATGATAGTGCTGTGCAATAAAGATGCCAAGTTTGTTGTAACAGCATTTTGCGAGGCCGCATCGGGGCTCCCGGAAGATCGTCTCGAGACTGGACCAGGCACACTGTTGCCAGATGAACCAGGAGAAGAGCCAGGAGACACACAGGAAAATGAATACTTCGATGCCTGTGTCCCGAGGCCTCCGATTGAGGTTCATTTTGAAGTACCTCCACCGCGAGGATCAGCTCCTCCGGAAAAAGTAGAAAAACCTCTTGACAAATAGGCTTTCAACGTCTATACTTTTATCGAATCGTTTAATCTCCTCGGCCAGCCGGTATCCCCAAGGCCAAAAGGTCTTATCGGCTGGCCACTTTTTTATTGACATTTCAACTTTCACCGTCTATCATTATTAAGTAAGACGGATTTTCAGCGAGTTGCGAAGAGAAAGGAGGCGCCTATGAAGAGATGATTCAGAAAGGGTCTGACTGATTCAAAATTCACCGGGGGATCCCCGGAGGTCCCCCGGAACCAACCGAAAGGAGTTAACGATGACTGAGAATGAAAGAGCCCTGGCGAAGTCGGGAGAGATCCTGCCGGCGCGGACCGACTTCATGAGCGTTGTCGAAGCCATCAGGGCGGAAGAACGCGCTGTTGAGTTTTTCAGAGAACTTCCCTCCATTTTATTTAAGCTCACTGTAGAAGGCGACTGGTCGAACCAGGGCGGCAAGCCATACCTCGAGGGGCATGCGGCCGTACGACTGGCCAGGCGCTTCCAGGCGAGCATGAAGATCATGGACCAGGAACAGGAGCTGCTGCCCGAAGGGTATGTGCGCTATGGTTTCCTGGCCAGAGTCGAGGGCCCTGGCGGAGATTTTGTTGAGGCCTGGGGTTATCGCGATTCAAACGATACTTTTTTCAGCCTTCGCCATGAGACCGACAGCTCCGGCCGCTGGATCAAGGGATCTGACGGCCGCTGGAAAATGAAGAAGCTGGATCCGGACAAGGTCGATACTCGGAACGTGAAGGCTTCCGCCCAGACCCACGCATATCATAATGCAGTCACTGCCTGGCTGGGGATCGGTAATCCCCGCTGGGAGGACATTGCGACGGCCTGGGGCGTTACGGTTGAACAGGCGAAGGACATGATCGGTGAGGACCTCTACGGCAAGAAGGCTAAGAAAACCTCCAGGCCCCCCAATAGAGGAGCTCCGCCGGCCGGCACTGGCGCACCGCCAGCAGGAGCCGGGCGAGCTCCAGCGCAGAAAACCAACGGAGAGGATCCTCTCCCGAAAGCCGCCATCGGGACTCTGAGCAAGCTGCTCATGGAATCCGAGATTTCGAATGAACAGATCTACGCCTTCATCAAAAAAGAATTCGGAGATGATGTAGAGGCCTTTGATCAGATCAAGAAGAAACACTTCAACGCGGTCCAGAAGTTCATCGAAAGGTCCGTGGCGAGTGGATCCACAGCGGGTGACAACGCTCAGCCGGACGACCAGGACGCACTCTGGAACGCATAATCGCGTCCTGACAAAAAAATATCCCCGGGGTTTGAGACCGCCCCGGGGATTTTTTTATATCGATCTTGCCTGTTCCTGGTTGTAGGTTGCCGTTAGAACCTGATTCAAAACATGGGTTTTGGCATAATCGAATAGCAGTCCCGCCACCACGCCTCCGGTATGAAGGGTCTTAGCCCGGGGCGTACGCTTTGGGAATGGGAAGAGGGGAAAGAGGGCCGTGAGCCTGGTGGCCATCGCTTGGTTGCGCTGTGCCTCCGTTTTCGGACTCCGCTTCGGGAGCGGGGAGTGCGGGAAGCAGTGCTTCTGCCAAGCTTGGGGCGTGACCTCGACCCCTTTGATGTTGTAATCCGCCAAGACCTGCTTTATTGAATGCACTGAACCAGCGAAGGCCCACACCTGGTGGGGGCTCTGGAAGATATTACCCTGCTGTGGTGCCTGGCCCTCTCCGCCGTCACCAGGTGCGCCCTGCATGCTCCAAGGGTCCGATCGCTTCGGACCTATTTTCTGTGCTGCTTTTTGCCCTCCGAAGAAATAGCTGTAAGGATTCACTTTCTCAACAAACGCTATGATTGGAATTGTCAGGGCCCGGTTGAGCTGTCCGTTATTATGCATGTTTTCTTCCAGCCGCCTGGTGTGCTTAACGATTTCTTTCATGGCCAGAGTCAGGCCTCGATGGTCTGTGGATCTGCGCTTGTAGCTTTCGGGTTTCTTTTTCTTGTCCGGATGGGCCTTGTTCCATTGGATATTCGTCTTCCGCTCAACGGTCTCGACGACATATGGCATGATCCAGACATTGATGGGATCGATCTCGGCGCGTCCCTCCTCAGGATAGACCCGGAGAATGGCATGGCCAACGCCTCCGTCATTCCCCGGGTCGAATGTGACAATGCTATAGATCTTCACTGGGGATCTCCGCGGCATGCGTGGGCTCGGTGGGACCATATGTCTCGCCATGCGGTCCGGTCTCATCGTAACCATCAACCGTATCCTCGGTCACGGGCTGGAGACCTACGTCTCCCTCTTTACCATCTCCGAACAGGGTCTCCTGGTCCACCTTCTGGAATTCCAGGGGGACCCGGAAGAAGATGTTCGTGTCAGTGGTAGTGAGCGTGGCGGTGGCCGGCGGCTTCGGGAGCTCATGTAATGCGTCGAGCTCCTTCACCAGTTTCCGCAGAGAGACCTCCGAGATGTCAATATATTTGACGGTGGTTAATTTCATTTGTCCTCCTTGTTTGCGACGAAGATAACCTTCTTTTTCTCGATCCCTTTGATGCTCTGGAAGAAGCCGTACTCCTGCCGGCCGTCCCCATCGAAATCGAAACAGAAGCGGTTACCAAGATTGAAATTTCCGATCCGCTTATGGATCAGATCGAACTCTTCGTTGTAGACTCCTTTGCGTCCCAGGATCTCCGCGGTCTTCTTGTCCCCATCCCATTCAATGCGGTTAAAGATGCTGGCCGGGTTGGGTTCGAATACGCGCTGCTCGTAAAATTCCAGGACGCGCCGGTTAAAGATGCCGGCCTCATAAGTGCCTTCTCCTCGCCAGATGGTAAAGAGGATTTTATCCTGACTCAGCCTGGTGAGATCCATAATCATATCGGTGATGGGCGGAACGAAAATGCCGTTCTCCCTATATTCCCAATAGCAGAGCCGGGGATCCTCAGGGGTGCCATCTTTGCACCAGGTGGTGACCTCTGGATAATAGTAGATCTCTCCTCCGGAGGCGGCGAACATGATGGGATAGGTCTGCGTCCCGTATGTCACGGCCTGTGTCCAAGGATCCCTGGTATCCAGGTCCTCGCCATTGCACTTGAGGCATTCGACCGAAGGGCTGTGATATCCCACCGGTTGACCGAGGGATCCGTCGCCCTCCGGACCGATCACGCCGAAGCCGAAGAAGAAAGCGTCCCGCTTGTCGGCCCAGTTTCTTATGACTGTGATCTCGTCAGTGGACCAGCGGGGATTGTGTCGACCTTCAGCTTCGAGAAAATTTTCCCATAACATCTCATTGTTGCTGGCCCGATAACACCGAAGCCGGCGTACAGTCAGGGCCTGTTTATCTGGCCAGGTCACGACCACATCAGAATAATGATCGCCACGTAGCCGAGATATATTGCAAGGATGTACAGCCGTCGGTCCCTTCGTGATATCAGTCCAAGATGGCACCGCAACTTCACGTTTGATACGCCCATTGAGAGCATCCAAAAAGCGGAGCATGTAGCGGCCAGCTTCAAACCTAACAAGAACAATTTCTGCACCTTCCTTTCCGCCGAAATCTGCAACAGCACAGGGCCCATGGGCGCCATAAGTGAAGGGGCGTGGATCCTCCCAGGCGTCTGACCAGAGCGGTTTAAAGCTGGTGCCGGTATTTTCCCATACCTCAATAGCCTTGTACTGGTGCTGGTTCGGCTTCTGCCAATAGGTTAATATTATGTCCAGGTCACCGTCGCGATCCATATCACATGCATCCACCCATGGCTTACCATAGGTCTGATGGATGACAGGGATCTCAACAGAGAAGTGAGGAGAAGACGGTGGGACCTGGGGCGGTGGTTGTCCAGGGACCTGGGGCGGTGGTTGCCCGGGGTCCTCGGGATCCGGCTGACTCCAACAGGATCCAATTGCTAAAAAATAGGCGATTACTAAAACCACGGGGAAAGAACTCAATGCTTTCAATTTTTCCTCCATTGAATGAAGGACGCAGCGCCGGCACAGAGGCTGTCGCGTTCCTCCCTGCTACGAACAAGTGATTGCGACTGCTTACCATACCACCCGGGACGAACCCTGCCGCGCCCCGAAGAGATCGCTCATTAGCTGGGCGGGAACTGGAATTTCTTGAGCCTCCATATCAGCTCATTAATTCCATGAGATGACAGCGTGATGCCGTATTCATCCCACAGTTCCTGAGGCAGGTTGATAAAGCGATTGAGAATTTTTCGGAGATCATAGACCTCTTTTAAAATTTCCCAGTAATCGCGGGAATCCCCTGCCTGTTGGCGTCTGGCGACCTCTTTGATTGCATCAATCAGATCGGCTATTTCACAGCCATCTGCATTTACCAGCTTTCTGTCCTCCGGCCACAGTGCCGGATCGGTTGGATATTCTTCTGGCATGTTTTTCTCCGTATATAGCAGTTCGGGAGTAACTCGGCCATCGTCCAGGATCTGCTTTATTTGATCGAAGGAATCCATCTTTTTTGGCGGATCCATAATGGGCTTGGCCTTCAATCCTTCCTCTGGTTCGAAGACTTTTTTCGGTGGTTTCCACGGGCTGGAAATCTTCACGGAGGTTTTGCCCTTTAGCCGTTTGAACCCCTTCTTCAGTTTCCGCTTCGTTCTCTTCCTGCGGATCCAGTCCACCAGGCGGCCGAGCCCGATGTTGATTTTAATCCCATCGAGCATACCGTGAGGACCCTGCTTCCGTGGCTTCCTTTCATAGTCCTTGAACAGTGGTAGTTTTCTGGTCATGTTGTCACCCCCTCTCAGCAACAACAGGAATTAGTAATGGCCATCATCCAGGCGGCGAAGTATGTGTCCCGCTCTTCTGTGGTGATAGGATCAGACAGCTTAACATTTTTGGGGACACAGAGGATATCAAAGCCTCCATCCTTGCTGGGTCGGATAATCGTTCTCTCTCCCTTTTTTTTCGCGGATGCTTTAATTGCCCGGAGATCACAACAATTACACTGGGTCAGTTCGCTCATCAGCACCTCCTTCCTTTTCCGTCAGTTTTTCAACTGCCTTTATAACATCGAACGTGCCGGCCTCGACCTCTTTGAAGTGCTTTCGGATACCTCCCTGCTGTACGAATTTACACAGGGCGCGTTGGAATTTTGGGGTGACCATGCGCTTGTCAGCCCGGCAGTACCATGGCCGGCGCTCATAGATGGAACAAAGGTTATTGTGGGTGAGAAAAATACAGGCGCCATCACCGCGGTCCATCCACCTCCATGGCTTCCAGAGACCTACATCCTGGCAACAGCTCCCGCATTTTTCGCATACCCACGGTTCGGTCATGGTGTGCTACACCTTCAGGTATTTTCTCAACTCTTTCCAGTCTGCTGGTATTGTATCGGGAACGTCGTCCACTTTCAATCCTGCATAATGGAACATGGAAGAGTCGAGCCTGAAGACCCGGGATTCCTCTCCCTGGTCGTTGGTCTCTTTGTCACCGAACAGGATCCCGAGGCAATGCGGCGTCAGCTTCTTGATGAGCTCCTCGTTTGCAGCTCCTGTCAGAGGACCCGGCAGGGTCTTCTGGTAGGCGCTCCGCTGCTGGATATCTTTGAGGGTCTCCTGGCTGGTGACGAAGACTGTCTTCACCCAGTCGAAACTGGAGATCTTCAGAAGTGAGCGGTAAACCTCCTGGACCACCAGCTTGGTGCCCTTGTACGGGATGTCCGTCTCATGGGCGAAGCCGCTGGTGATGTTGTGCTTCTTCAGAAGATAGGCGGCAGCCATGTTATACATGCCGTCCAACTGGTCACAGCTGACGAAGCTGAACTGTTTGCCGCCCGACTTGTAGAGATCCTTTGCGATCTCGATATAGTGATCCCAATCCTCCACGGTGAGCTTGTATCCGGATTCATTCCGGGTCTGTTTGCCCTGGTGGAAATCGAGGACCAGGTTGTGCCCGGATTTATTTTTATCCGTGACACAGTTCACGGTGAACAGGAAGCGCGTCTTGCCCCACCGCGTCTGGGCGTAGAGCCAGATGATTTCATGCATGGTGGTGGTATCTCTGGCTACTGGCTTCTCGGGTAATGTTGTTACCATATGCTTCTCCTCCTTTCAGGGCTTATCCCCCGTTCTCCGCAGAAAAGAAATTGCTGGCTTCGGACTCACCCCGGGCTTGGCGCAGCTCACCCCACGGGTCGCCGACCACGTACTTGGAATCGTCGTGCATGACGCACTTCGAATAGAACTGGCACTCGGAAAATTTGGAGGCTTCGTCATAGCAGCTGAGCGGTTCCTGCGGCCAGCGATCAAAGCGCTTCGCTTCCCGGATCCGTGCGACATGGCGCTCGATGCGAATGTTCATGAAGGCCTCGAGCTCCTTGTTGTGTTTGGGGACCTGGATCAGTTGGTATTTGTCAGGGGTGTAGACCGGTTCGGTCTTCTTGGCCTGGGACTTGATGGCGTAGTTGTACACCAGGCGGGGTTCGGGTTCCATCATCCGCTCGATGAGATCGTCGGTGATGGCTTCCGGTGGATCGATCGAGAATCCCTTCAGCAGGGACGAGGACTGTTTGCGGAGCTTCTTCCTGTCGCGGTAGATCGCCACTGCTGTCGTGAATAGCAGCCGGTAGTAGTACAGCTGGAAGGACCACTGCCGCAAGGTCAGGTCCATTTTCCTGGTGGAGGTTTTATGATCGACCAGGCATGCATAGTACATGCGCTCGCCTTCACGATCGTAGTAATCGTAGGCGATCAGATCGATCACGCCCTTCAGGATCACGCCGTGCATTTTCTGTTTACGGCCGGCGATGAACGGGACTTCGATGCGGACCTCAGGGAAGTAAAGGCTCTGATCCCTGCGGTGCAGCCCGTAGGGTTTGCCCTCTTCAGTCTTGGAAAAGTAGCCCTTGATCAGGCCGGCATAACCCTTCCTGTCATCTTCCGGCATCATGGGCAGCTGGACCAGCTCCATGTAATCGATGCACTGTTCGATGGTGGCGCCGCCGAAGTACCTGGCCTGAATATCATGGAAGGCCTTGCCGTATTTGAATGACGGCTTGTCGATCTTCAGCTTCAGACCATCGATCCTCGAGAGCTTGTAATCTCTCAAACATTTTCTCTCGGATCCCTGCGATGACTGGGTCACCGTGATGACCTCGAGAGATCGTCCTGCTTTTCTCATTTGTCCTCCTTTCATGTCGGTATATTAGTTGAAAGTTGAAATTTGTCAAGCACTAAATCTTACGCTTGTTCTCTCCAGGTCGTAATCGACCGGAAGAGCTTTTCCCCCAGCTCATTAAAATGAACTATCTTTTTCTGGAACTCGTCGAAGACCCGACGGGATAGCTCAGAAGTTTCTTCCGTGGTGTAAATATCGTCTCTCGAAATGCATCTGTGGTTGACGTGGCCGGGATCTGTCTCGAGGCAGACTTCATATTTCTCTGCTCTCTTACGGACTACGAATCCCTTTTTAAGAAAAGTTCCTCCCTTGTCTGTGAGGGAGTGCCCGTAAGGGTTCCAGGCAATAACCGGAGTCCCGGGCTTCAGGGGGGGGGCGGCTGTGAGCTCCTCAAACTCAACCTCAAAAGGCGTCTTGCTCTCTTTTTTCTCTGTCATAGAATCACCTCCTTTCTGCATCCAATTTTATCATTAATAATATGCAAATTCAATGCCTTTTCTTTTAATAAAGGATAAGGCCTTTGTTCTCAACAGATGATTTGTCCGGGCGAGCCGACCAAAATAACAAAAGTGGAAAAGAGTTGCCCACATTCGGTAAAAATTCTGACTTGACAACGATGTCGCACGTAAGTTATCTTCTCCCTGGTGGTTTTCTTAGGCGTCTGCATCTCGCCCGGCTGAGAGCCGAAAGGACTTGGCCGGGTTTTTATTTTGTGGTACCATGAAAATCATGGCCAAGAAAGAACCCTTCAGAGACGATGAGATCGGACACCATATCCTCAGGAATAAAAAGCAGTCCTATGAGAACGCGATGGATAAGGAGGTAAAGGCCCTGCTGCCGGCGCCGATGGATCCTGATCTCCCGGAGCCGGAGTGGGATGCCGGTCTCCCCCTGGCGGAAGATCCCGATTATGTCCTGCCTCCATGGGAGCGGATCAAAGCGAAGCTGGACCAGAAGACCCGGAACCGGTGCCCCAAACTCAGACCGGTTCAGTATTGGGCGCTCGAGCTTCTGATCGATTATGCTGTCAAGGATCTCTCCCCGAACCTCTCGAAGATCGCCGACAAGATTGGCCGGTCCCACCGGACCATGCGCGACTGGTTCAACTTCGATCCCAATTTTTACCGGGCCATGGAATTCTGCTGCATGGCCATCGGTGAATCGATGATCACTTTCAACCTGGCGCGGACCGCAGCCCGGAACATGATGCCCGGCGCCGACCAGGACCGGGCGTTCGCCTGGCGCATGGAGCTGACCACCAGGTGGCTCCAGAAAATCAAGCCTCCGCTGCCGCCTGAGAGGGACACGGACGAAGAGGCGGTCCAGATCATCGACGAGGATACAGGCGAGGCCCTCTTCCTCACAGGGCAGGAGGCCCGAGACTACCTGGCCGCACATCCACCGCCCAAGAAATACTGACCATCTCTTCTGATCTGTTTGTGAAATCATAGTACACTCTGGCGAGCTGGGCGCTCCTCGAGAGCAGCCGAGGGCAGACAAAGGTCGGGGGCCCGAAACAAGAAAGTTGCTTACAGGCCCCCTGAGAGCGTTATATGGGCTATTCTGCCTTATCTATTTTCTCCTTTTCCAGATGGTAGTATCGCTGGCCACAGGCATCACATGCCAGGTAGGCCGTATCCAGTGGCGATTCATATGCATGATAGTGCACGAACTTGTCGCAGCCACAGGACAGGCACCGGAACAATCCCTTCAGTGTTTTCATTTGCGGCCCCCTCTTCTGAGCCTTCTGGCGTACCTGATTTTCCAGTCGCTCGGATCCACGATTTCGAAGTACCCATTGTACCGCTTCACCCGCCACCTGGTCACCAGGTAAATCGGCATCTGCCGCTTCCGGGCGAACAGGATCTCGGAGTACACGCCGCGGCCAAGGTGTCCCTGGTGCTCGCTGAACACCAGGCGCTGAGAAGCAGTGATCATGAGATAGCATGCATCCATGGGGTCCCGGGCCTTCGAGACCTCGGGACAATTCGGATTCAGGACCTCGCCGCCGAATTTTTTCTGGATCCTGGCCAGCAGCTGCTCCTCCTCCTCCGTGTTGTAGATCCGCATAGAGTGTGCGAAATAGGTTATCTCTGCCATGACTCACCATCCTTGCAGGTAGACGTTATAGCCCTCGATCTTGGCGACCTCTTCTTCGGCAAACGTCCAGCCGGTGCGGCCAGTCTCATCATCGCACTCGAAATGATACAGCCCAGGAACGGATCCCAGGCTAATCGTACCAGGCAGCGCATAGGCCTTGTCATCGTGGCGCCAGTGTAGTATAACGGGCTTGTGGATGTTCTCTTCGATCGGATGCGGGAGAACCGGTGGAACTTCCGGCCAGGTAGTCTGTCCCGTAAGAGTAGATATAACCTTCCACCCGCCAAACTCCGTTGTGCTGCCGGTTCTCTCCTTTGATGATAAGAACCTTGATTCCTGTGCCATGTTACACCCCCTCCAGCGCCGAGATCCAAGCGTTCAGATCATCGATGTCACGCTCAATACTCTCGTCGGGATCATCGCTGGAATCTTTTTCGCATTCCAGGGTGATCAGTCGGTCTTCCAGGTAGCCTTGGATTTCACCAAGAATATCTGCATCGATTGTTCTTTTCTCTTTCGCCATCGTAAACCTCCTCATGGCTTTGTTGGGGGCGTCATTGCCCTCCCGGGTCCCGCGGAGAGGATGTTCCCCGTGGAACCTGGGAGCGCCGGGATCCCCGCCGCGAGATCCCGGGCCCCGGGCAGCTACCGCTTGACTCCTTTCAGGTAGCCGCCGAAAAAGCCCAGCCCGTGCTTGGCTTCGAAGCCGTGGGGCAGGAATGGATTGATCACCCGGGGGTTGATGCCATTCGCCCAGCACTGTCTGACCCATTCTTTCAGGTCGAAGCCGGGTTTCTTCTTCAGGAGCTTGACTCCGGCCTTGGTGGTTTTCACCAGGACGTCGTAGCCCTGGACCTTGCCGCCGTGATCCCCCGTGCCGAGCACCGGGACGACCAGGGTGAGCGGCAGGTACTTGGCATCGATCTTGTCACCGTGCTCCCGGCGGAGGGTCGTGGCGATCTCGAGAGCGCTGACCGTGGCCTCTCCCTTGGCGTACTTCTGGGCGCCCCATCCCTGGGTGGAAAACGTCCAAGTGCTGACATGTCGGAATTTTGTGTACTCCTCGGCCAGGGGAACGGGCTCCTTCTGGGCGATCTCGCACAGCTGGCGCTCGAGATCCTGGACCTCATCCTGCTGGCGCTTGCCCAGCTCGTATGCCTTGCCCTTGAATACCTGGAACAGTTCCTGGCAGGGCTTGTGCTGGCTGATCTTGTGCCGGATCAGCTTCCGCCTGGGATAGGCCTTCTTGTACAGCGCTGCCTCCAGGGTATTGAAAAGTTCCTGCATGTCCTGCTTCTCCCGACGGTGGCGCTCCTTGGCCATCTCCAGCTGGTGTTGCTTGGTTTCAAATCTAGTCGTCATCGGCTTCTCCTTTCTCCTCGATCATTCCGAGCTCATCGAGCTCCTCTACTTCTTCCAAAAATGAATGCAGATGCCAGTCCTCAATCACTTTGCTAACTGAGAGGGCGTCCAGCTTCCGGTTCGTCAGGGGGCAGATCAGCTTGCGCTCCCAGTCATCATCGGCCGCAGCTTCCAGGGCCTGGGTGCATAAGCTTTTGATAAAGCCCAGCGCAGGACCAGCTGGCGGCGGATAGTGATTACAGGTCAGGTGAACATGAAGCATGGTTTCTTTCGTAAACATATCAGACCTCCTCTTCTGATCGATACGGGTTAAATCTCAGTCCCATCAATGCTGTCCCAGAGCTCCTGGATACAGCTGTTGCATACCAGGCCATCACTGCCGTCTGCTTTCTTGACCTTGTGCATCCGCGGTCCGATCTGATTCTCGTGGCAACGGTCACATTTGTGCAACCCCTTGCCAGTGAAGAACTTGCTGACTTTGTACGGCTCCCCGCCAGTGCTCGTGATGTGCAGCACAGTGATCTCGAACCAATAACCCTGCTCTTCAGGATAGGGCACATCATGCGTGGACAGCTTTCCGAAGTCATCAGTCTGGAGCCACCATCCAGAGCCCCGGCGCCCCATCGAGCGGAACCCCGGCACACCAGGCAGCCCCGCCGCGATCACCCCATGGGCCAGACCGTTCGCGGCAGCCCTGGCCAGCGCGACGTCCTCAGTCTCGACCACTTCCACCAGGTACGGATCCGAGCTCATGAAGGGGTATTCATGCATCTCATAGAATTCACCATCCACAGAGCCCTTCCTGCTGGCACTGCCATATGCCTGGATCAGCACCGCATAACACCCGGCCGGAACCGTCTCCGCCGGAACCTGGTCGTCCCGGATCAGATCCAGGACCTCATCCATCGACATCCCCTTGTCTTTCAATGATTTAGTCATCGCTAAATCTCCTTTCCCGGGGCTTGGTTTGTTTCCCCGCCGAGGCCCCGGGAGCTCCTCACCCCCGAGGCTACGGTAGAGCAACAAAATCAGTAAACCTTCATGGTAGAACGCTTTGCGAAGTCCGTCAGGCGCTCGTCTTTATCCAAAATCACCTGCCTGGCCAGCGCGTAAAACGTCCGGTCGTCCTTCATCACCGACGGCTTTAGTACAATCAGAGGGAAGTTGCGATCCCTGTTCAGCTTGACCGCAGCCACCAACTGCCGAGAGTCAATGCGGTATACGCAACCACCATTCAACGGGTGAATCCAGAAGTGCCAACGGCTCTCGGTATCGCCGTAAATCCCTGCAATAGAATAGTCTATCTTGCTCTGCTGGAATGCCGGAATCTCGGTGGACTGCATTTCGTTCACCAGGATCCGCATCGCCGTCTTAACATCGTGTTTGCCTGTGTAAGTTATCATCGTTCCATCTCCTTCTGATCTAAAGGGTTATTATTTCAGGATGATCTCCAGTACAGATTCATCCTCATGATCCATAGAGGTCTCCATCCTCTTGACAGCGCTGGACTTAAAGGAAATCCACTGCGGCACCCCATGCCTGTACGCCATGAATTCCTTGGCCATACCACGGTCACGGGCCAGGCAGTCCATCCAGAGCAGCTGCATTATGGCATCCTTGCCGATACGCTTTACATGAAAGCGCTGTATAAAGGCAGAGGCCCTCTCCAGAAATACATCCACGCTTAATTTCATGCTGAAACAAAAGGCCTTACGATACGTTCTCTTTTTACCGGTCATGATATCCTCCTCTTCTGACCTAAATGGTCTATAATCAGTGTTTTGAGAGCCATACATGCTTTTGTTCGTCGCTGAAACATCCCATTGTACATGTTGCACAAGCGCCGTCAATTTTCTTCCACGTTTTAGGGCACTTAACTGCTTTATTTCCAAGGGGATGCACCGAATCATTCCCGAAGAACATCGTGCTCCAGCCCCTAAGTGCAATGTTTTCAACCTCTTCCAGTGAATTGCTCGGATCGATCGACGCTAGCACTCGGACGTTTCCGAGCGGAAATAGTTTGTTTTCAATGAGTTGCCGCAATTGCGGGTCTCTCCAAGCTCGAGTCGGAATCCAGAAAGTCGTTTGTTTCCTGGTACTTACAAGCGCCGCGGTCTTCTCGATGTCCGCCGCAGAGCTCAACTGTTCACCACGTGTACAAAAACGGAATCTATCCGTTTGAAACTTTCTCTTCTGATTTATATGCATGGTAAAATAATCTACAGGGACGTTATCCCAGTACAATTCATTGCGTATATCCTTCTTACGCATATCCTTATAGCAGATATAAAGCTTAAGGTTATAGCAATGTTTTCTGCAATATGCTGTAGCATACTTGCAAGTTGACGGCGCTCTGTCCAGAGCATACATGCCGATATCAGAACAGTATCTAATCTCATTGTATCCTTTACCCATGATTTAATCTCCTCTATCCGTACTGTTACCCACAGCCGGACAATGCTATATACCAGTACATCCCCATGTATGGTATATAACGTGTTGATAATAAAGGTGTTATGGAATGTAAGGAATGCCATGTAGTGTGCAAGCGCGTGGTATATGCGCGAGAAACGGCCGCCGTTTTTCGGCGTGAATCTTGTTTTTTTGCGGCGGATTGAATTTTTCATGGCATCAATTGAGAGATGCAAATCCCATGCCACACTTTGCCAAAATCGACGGCGGACGTTTGGATTCAATCACTTGCGCGAATTTCGGCCGCCGCGGACATTGTCAAAAAATGCGGCAAAACGGAAAAAAATTGTCTCTTTTGTGAAAAATTTCGGCACTCCGGGATTTGTTCTGATTTATCCGCCGCCGCCGCCGCCGCGGTTTTTTTCATTTTTTCCGGCCGCCGCCGCCGCCGCGGCATGAATCTTGCAAGCGCCGCCGCCGTTTCTCTTTAGATGCAATGACTTACAGGGAATAAACGTCTGATAAGGAGTATTATGTCAACCAGGCGCGTATCCTGGCCGCGGCGATATTTCCAGAGATAACCCCTTCCCGTACAATGACTTATCCCTTCTCTTCTCTTCCCTGGCCAGGGCAGAGGATCCAACCGGCGGCAGAGAATGAATCCTACAATAAGGGGGGGGTAGGGGTGAAAAATGCGACCGCGAAAAAATCCCCCACCCCCCACCATTACCTCCCCCGATTTTTTTTTGATTGACACCAGTTGAACGTGGTGATATGGTGGTAGATGTTAGCTGTTTCCCTATAATTTTCTCATAAAAGGAGGTATTGTATGCATCCGAAGGTTCCTGGTTTTGTATACGTATTGAGTAATGGTCAGGAGATTTCTTTTCCGCGTCCAGGGGATCCAGGTTTACCGCCTGGTGAAGTACCTGGTGTGGATCCATCGGAGGTTTTGGAGGTTGTGGAGCATCATTTAGGGGTAGTGGAGAAGATCTCTGGTGATGCAGAGGAGCTCATGCTTGCCCGGGTGAAGGTACGGGAAGCGACGATTTTGACGAAGACGGGCCAGGTGAAGCTGAGGGCTATTTTCAAGCTGAAGAAGAAGCAGGGGGCGCCTCAGGAGGTACCTGGTCCACGGGTAACGGATCCATCGGTCACGGCTCCCACGCCTGAGAAGCCTGAGGGTTTTGACAAGCCTACGCCTTTTTACGGATCGAAGGCTGCTCATCCTGAGAGTGAGCCTACAGACGGGCCCGGGAGCGAGGTCGCTGGTGCTGCGGATCCGGAGGAGGATTGAGGGGTTGAAATCGTATCTGGATCGAATCCTGATATTTTGATTTTAACGAACTGACGGCTTTTGAGATCAGGTCCCCGTAGTTTTCTTTTATCCATGTGTGGAAGGATGGATTAGGAGAGAAGATTATGAGGACCTGGTCTTTTTTTCTTATCATGGGTCTAAGTGGTTTGATCCAAGTATTGAACGAATGTCTATCGAACTTTTCTTCCATTATTCTTAAAAACCCCTGCCATACATTTTTATAAAAGTCCCTCTTTTCCTGTTCACAATATATATTAATATCTATATAATCTCTTAAGAAGAGATCAGAGGGGTATTTAACCTCTTTTGATTCATGGGGTTGCCGGGTAGTGACTGGACATGATTTCGATTTGTGACTGGACATAGTAGTGGACATCCCTCTATTTTTATCAAAAGATAAGTCTTTTGTTTTCTGTGAGGTAGGTACTGTTTTCTGACTGGACATAGTAGTGGACATATTTTGGGAAAGTGACTGGACATCGCAGAGCCAAATCTCGGTTTTATGCGGCTTTCGGGCGAGCTTCAATATACCACGTTCAACATACATTTTGAGCATTCGCCGTACTTGTTTCTCGCTGATTTTCTCGTGCGTTAATTTGATAATCTTCGGCACAGTGATAGTGCATGGACTTTTGCAATAAATAAATCTCTGGTAGGGCCTATCCTGGTCGCGTCGTTTTTCTCCCCATTCGAAGTACATTTTAGATACGAGGAGGTTGAATACTTTGGATTCCCAGGCTGGTCTGGTTCTGAGGAACCGTTCCGTGGCCCGATGCAGGGGTACCCATCCTCGGACCATGTGGTTATCCTCCGTCTTCCATACTCCTTGTGAACAGGTAGAGGACGATACAGAGTAGAATGAGGCCGATGATTGTCCCCCAGCCGATTAATTGATTTGTCACTTACTTTTCCTATTGTTCAAGGCTGCTGAGCTCTTTGCTCGCTTCTAGCAGCCGGTCTCTCATTGCCATCCAGCGGGACCACTCAATTCCGCCTTCCGGGTCGTCCAGGCGGGTAAACATGATGTCCAGGGTCTCCTGGTGGAGCAGGGCGATGCGCTGAAGCTGTTTGATGGCGGCGTTTGGATCTGATAGTGGCATTATTTTTTCCTTATTTCTTCTGGACGCCCAGGAGGGCATATGTTCCTTCGTATGATTTCAATTTTTCCCTGAGGGCCTTATTCTCTTGTTGCAGGAGTTTTTTCCGTTTCATAATGGCCCTGATCCGTGCCGGCTGTTGTCTTAATTTTGTCGGCCAGCCCAGGCGGCGCTTCAGGTGGTTTCCGAAAGAGGCCGCATAGGAGCAGTCCTCGGTGTCCTGTCCCCAGGTGGCGATGTGTTCCTGTTTCCCATCCCAGCCGTAGATTACCAGCTGGCGGAGTTTGTGTTTTTTGCCGAACTCGCGAACGGCGGTGATAGGAATTCTCATAGCCTCTCCTTTTGCTCTCCGACGATGCGATATCCACAGATGCGGTCCTTGAGGGTCCTCAGGGTGTAGCATGTGGGCTCGAAGTGGCCGGCGTTGTGCCGGATCTCGTCGTCGATGATCTCGATGATGCCATCCATGACCTGTTGCAGGAGCTCCTCTACGGTATTCAGGCGCGGGACTTCTGGTGCGTTGTGGCTGGCGCGGATGTAACACGCCTGGTATTTTTGCATTTTGAGAGGGAGATAGGGATTTCGGTCTTTGAGTCCCGGGACGTCAGGATCCCCCGGCTTCTCCTCTTCCTTCTCCACAACGGGATCCTCGCAGACGAGTTTTTTTATTTTTTTTACCTTCTGTGCCGTAATCCCTGTGGGCCATGGGAAATTTTGAAGCTCCTGATCAAAGATCCTCTCCGTTCCATCCCTGACGGCTTTCAACAGGCCGATGACGGCGCCATGGTCCCAGGCGTCTGGATTGTCGTTGACGGCCAGGGCGTCCTCGAGGAGCCTGATGTGGGCGCCGATCCCGAGGGCCTTCTTCTCCTTCTCTTTCTCGGCGTCGACGCGCATGATGGCGCACATCCCCTCCTGGATGTCCTCGCCGGTGACCGTGTTCTCCCTGCTGTAGAGATGCTTCACACAGGCTCTGACTCGGTCGTATTCGTAGTCGTTGAATTCGGGCATGGTTCCTCCTCTTTCTCTTCGGTCTTCTCTCCGAAGACGTCCTTCATTTTGATATAAACCACGGCGTCGGGATAATCCTTCACGATGAGGCCGGCTTTTTTGAGCGACGGGAAGGTGTCACGGCCATCGATATATTCACGTAGCCGGCGCTGGAATTCCTCGGAATTGTACAGGAAATTCTGCATCAGCTCCTCCCGGCCGAATTTCTTCCCGGTGTCAATACCATCTTCCCAGCGCTTCTGTGAAGCCCACATAATCTCCTTATCGATCCGCGGTATG